CGCATTGCTTCGGAGTTTGTGCCTACATACCACTCGTGACGGTCAACACTGTTACCACTTCTGACAACATTATAAATTAATGCTGTTGCATTGTCAGCATCATTCACTAAACGCCAAACAACATTGCCGTTATCGTTAATCAAGTCCCACTGCTTTTCGTCCGTACCGCCGCCCGTGTCCAGTGTGCGGAGGAATGCGGCACTTGCGCCAGTTACTTTTAGTAAAGCGTTGGTGGCAGAGTTTATGTGAAGATTTCCAGAAGGCGAACTCGTCCCAATGCCTACGTTGCCGCCTGATGCAATGCGGAGGTGTTCTGTACTTCCTTCCAAGAACCGTGTGAAGTCTCCTGTTTTTATTTCAAGACCAGTGCTTGCACGGATACCATAGGCTGAAGTGAAAAACTGCAACTCATTTGTAGTTGACATTAAAGCTGTGCCATCAACCGTCAGCCCATCAGCCGTTATAATGCCAGTGACATCCACGCCTGTGGCGGTGGTGGCGAGTTTTGGGTCTGAATAAGTGCCTTCATCATAGTAAAGTTCAACAGCATTATCTGTTCTTGCTCTTAACATTAATTCACCTGTTGTAGAGCTTAAATCAACACCTAAACCATTACTTTGTATTTTTAATCTACCAGTACCAGATTCAGCAATTAATGAATCAGCACTATCGTGATAAATCTGCAAGTCAGACCCAGCACCGAAGATAGCCTTGTCGTTGTCGCCGAAGGTCATATCCCCGGTGGTCACAAAGGATGTGCCAGTGATTTGTCCTGCAGAAAAATTGCCACTTGCATCACGGGCAACAATAGTGCTTGCCGTGTTTGCATCAGTGGCATTGGATGTAACTGTAAATGTTGCGCCTTCACTGGACGCTGACCCGGAAAGACCTACACCGCTAACCGCCCCGGCTGCAACGTAGTTACCCGTAGTTTTGGTTCCTAGCGCGACCGCATCGTTGGCAATACCTGCGGCTGTAATCTGGGGACCTTCGCCTGTTGTGCCATCGTGCGAATGGCCTGTTGTTGCGTTAAACGCCGCCTGAATTGCATCAAACTCGCCGTCAAGGTCAGAGGCGTTGATTACGTTTCCGTCTGCGATGTTATTGGGGGTGTCGTTTCTAGTGTAACCTGTTCCCATCTTTCTTATCTCCTCCCATTTGTGCCAAACTCAAGGGTAGCGGCGTCGATGGTGAATACTGCGTCTGTGTTAGTTCCTGTCGTTTCGTAAAGAATCGATACGGTAAATCCCGAACCGATTGTTTGGACATCAAAGATGGCCTTCTGTTTCGTCCCGAAAAGAGACGTTCCGTAGATACCAGACCCGTAGGTAATGGATGCCCCTGCATCGGTACTCAAGATTGAGTCTGGTTGAGGACTATCGGGTTGGTCAAAGTCAAACTTGAGAGAGAATTCGAGGTCGAAATCCCCATTGACATCCAAGTATGTAGTCCCCTTGTAAATCGTTTTGCGTACGTTTGGGTCGTTTAACGGTACGAACGGAGTAGCAAAGGTTGCTGGAATATCTGTCCCGTCGAACGTGTTGCCCTGCTCCATCTGATAAACATACCCGTCAGACCCTCCAAAATAAATCCGCTCTGCGAACCCATCATATTCACTAAACGTTACAAAAGCTTTGATTCCCCGTAGGTCATTCCACGCGATAGTATCCTGTAATTGTGTTCCTGCAATCCCCTTTGCAGCAGCGTTGGTATACCCGGAGTTGAAACCAAACAGACGGTACTGGCTTTTTTCCCGAATAACCGTGCTACTGAAACCGCCGGGGCTAGACGAGATAAGGTCAAGCATCTCAGTCTGGATAGGTTTAGATATGACACCAAGACTGAAGTCTCCCACCCGGTCAGTTGCAGAAAACAACCGAATACCATCCGGACCTAAAAAAGCGATATCGCCCCCAATTTCCTGAATGGTATCTGCCGCCACACACCCCAAGTCCCGTGAAACAGGTTGCAACTGAAAATCTGCTACACTGTTCCCAACCAAGCGATTGATTGTGTTTTCACTGAAAATAACCAACTGGTCGCGGAAAACAATCAAACCTGTGACGGTATCGGCTATGTTTATTATACCACCTCCACTCGCACTTGTAAAGTCATCATCTTCGTATGGAGCAGAAAAAACGACATTTTTGCCATTTCCGAGAAAAATGTGGTTTTTGAAGTTCACAACAAAGCTCGAACCGGAGGTATCACTTGGTAAGGCTGTCAACTGTTCGAACGTCGTCCCATCAAACCGAAAAGGCTTTCCTGTCCCGTCAACAACCATCAGTTTATCTGTGCCGTCGAAGTTGTATTTAAGAAAGCGAATCTTTCCCACACCCCCAAGAACAATGCCGCTACTGCTGTACGTTACATTGTCAGTTACCTGCGTCCAACCCGAACCTGTTGAAAAAAACAGGTCATCCCCTCGCCCAGCAAACACTTTGTCGTCATATCTTACAATTCCGCGAATATTGCCAGAGTTGGTAAGAGCGTTGCTATCAAACTTTTCGTATCCTTCGATGCGGCGATAGCCACCAAACACCGACGGTTCGAAGTTGCGAAGAATCCGTGCCGAACCGGGAGCCTGAATCCCCTGCTGGAATGGAGACAGGTTCGTGATGAGTCCACCTTTGAACTCGAATGGATATGTTTGCCACCTATCTGGCATTAGACAGCCCTAGCATATACGTTTTCGTTTACAAGAAGGGTTCGCATCTGTTTGATTCCATCCTCGAACTTGCGTAGAGATATACTGGCAGACTCTAAGTTGTCACGGAACATATAAGAATGGTACATCGCTCCGTCAACAATCACGTGCTTGAAACGAAAGGGAATGGACGGTACGTCGTCGTATGTTTCGAGGTCAGCCGGAAACATAAAGAATTCGTATTCGATTGTGTAAGCTGCATCTGGCATCGGCGCAACAATGATGTCACCATCCTGTGAACGAACGATGTATTCAGGGGCTTGACCTTTGGTTGTATCGGTTTCGTATTCTTGGTCGATATAGCGGTCGACGTATTCATCGTAGGACATTTGTTTCAATCGTTTTGCAGAACCTACACCTAACGTTGTGTTACGAGCAAGTCGAACCGTATCAAAGTCCGTGTACTTGGCATTCTCAGGTAACGGATAACGAAGTTCACCCGCAGTGAGGGTGATGTCGTCTGTGTTATGATTGAAAGGCCAGTTGAAATGTTTCTGGTTGATGTCGCGGATAGCAGCGTTTACAGCGTCTTTGATTTGTCCGTAAAAGCCGTTAGCTGACGCAAAGTTGCTTGATGTCAACTCCGTTTCGTTGAGACGGCGGCAGACTTCATTAGCAAGGGAAAGGTAGTTGTATGCCATCAGTTTTTCTCCACCACACGAATGCGTACTTCCTGTTCGCGAATTGTCGCGTCACTGGCTGTCATTCGGCAAACAATCTTGTACGTTGTAAAAGCAGTACCGCTGCCCAAATAAATTGTGGCAACGGTGGTTGTGTTGGTTCGACTAATAAGTTGCAAACCGTTTACAATCTGGCTATCTGACCAAGTTTGTAACGTGCCGTTCTCGTCGTAGATTTTCCAGACAAGGGATGAGATAGTATCACCGTCGAGAGCCGGACCCCAATTAACAGAGTAGTCCAGTTGGTCGTCGGGGTCTTTATCAGGCCATTTAAGAGACATTATGCTGCCCTTCTATGCGAACTTGTTTGTTTTGATTAGACAGTAGCCACACGGGTTCTGTCGTATGCGTCGGCTGCTGCTCCCGTATCTACCGAACGGAAGATAAGAGCGGAAGGTATGACGTGTACAGCGTTCCTACGGTCGTAGGCGTTAGCATTGAATACTGTTATTGCATCGTTAGGCGCAGGAAGATTGATTGTTCCTGTACCACTAACACTTGCTAAACGCTCTGTCAGATTAACTACGATGGCTCCAACAAAGCCTGTAGCACTTACGCTCAAGAGAGCTTCGGTCGGTTGGTCTTCTACCTCTCCAATCGAACCTGTAGCTGACACACCAGTAATGCTGAAGGCGTTCGAAATACCGAGAGAACCAATCGAACCTGTTGCAGATACGCTGGCAAGTTTTTCGGATACATCAATCTCAAAACCGTTGATTGCGACAGCTTGAACAGAGCCTGTTGCAGATACGCCAGAGATAGGCTCACTTACATTCGGCTTGATTGTACCTACCGCTGTAGTGCCAACGTCACCCTGAACCGGAACACGGTTGATTGAGCGAATATCGAGTCCTGCATCGTTAATGGTAAACGTAGCAGATACGCCCGTAAGTTTTTCCGCAATGTTAACGGTTACTGTATTTACAGAACCTGTTGCGGATACACTACCCAAAGCCTCGCTTGTTCGGGGTTCGACTGTTCCGATAGAGCCTGTAGCACTAACACTACCAAGAGACTCGACGATGTTAACTGTCAGTGTGTTAACCGCACCTGTAGCACTGACACTTCCTAACCGTTCTGACAGGTCAATCTCAAACCCGTTGATTGCAACAGTTTGAACTGCCCCCGTTCCAACAACTCCACTTAATGCAACGTTAGGTGTTACGACTCCGTAAAAAGGAGAGCCGTATACACCAGTGCCGTATATAGCATCAGAAGAGTCATAGAACGCCATGTTCTAACTCCTTACGCGATGCGGATAACAGCGTTAGATGCGTCAGCAGCAGGAAATTCGATGGTAAGGTCACCAGCAGTAGCACTCACTGTGCCGCCGAAGTCGATTACGGCAATTGCTTTGTTACCTTGAGATGAATTGTAAATAATACAGCCGTCAGCAGATACTGTAACGTTAGAAAAAACTTCGTCGGTAAAGTCAACGATAGCAGTTGAACTGTCGAGAGAAATTGCTGCACCGTCA